CCCCAGACCTCCTCTCTATATTTGTGAGCGCATGTCAGCAAGCCTTGCGCAAAATCTCAGTCCACGTGAGACACTACTTTGGCAAGCTTTATTGGAGCTAACCAAACAAGTACCAGTGGAACCAGAGGACTACGATAACGTAGCACATCTTATCTTCTTGTTGCTTGCACAAGGAGGATTTGCGGGCGATCTAGTCCCCAAGATCTGCGGTAGCGTTGTAAACATCTTGAAGCTTTCAAAGCTAAAGTTGGCACCACCCTTGTGGTGTAAGAGCGCAACAACAGGTCTTGAACATGGGCTGGCAGCGGGTGCAAACCCTTTTGTCAGCGACGTTGTGTTTGGCTACCTTCTGCCAATGGCTTGGAACCAGCACGACGTGTGGCCCGTTGAGGGCTTCTGTGTGGGGGTTCGTGGATGGTGTACTGTTTCCGGCCTGTACAATGGCCCTGGAGCTTTTGTGTATGCTTCAGGCTTTTGTTACCGGGGGTGCTTTAATGTCAATCGCATGGTTGGCAGTGCCGAGCTTCCCTGGTGGGTACAGGTGGACGGTTGGAGCGACTGTGACCAGTTTGTTCTCGACCGTTACAACGGAGCAGTACCTGACGGACAGCGCGCTACCAAAGTGGCAGTCTTTAACATTCGCATTCAGCGCTATGGCAGTCAATTTGACAGTCGCGCAGGTGTTGTGTCGATGGCTGATGGCACTCTTCTGGGTCTGTTGTGGTTCGCTGAGGCGGATCCTTCTAGGGTCAGGGAGGTGCGTACAATCCACTGTAAGCGCAATGCTGAAGATGGGTACCGGGTTTGTTCATCTGCTATGGAACGGTCCTACGCAATTGGCGGATCGACTCATGTATGCAGACCCGATCAAGACCGGCCTATCTGCCCCTACTACGGCCGTTCAGTACTGCGATCCAGCGGGGCTCATCGCGGTCGCTCGGCAACCACAGAAAGAGATGGCAGTTCCAGAGAACCCGTTCATCTCAGTGGACAATCCTCCTGAGTACATCTTCACGGTGCATCACCCCACGACAAAAGCCATTATCGGCTGTGGGGCTCGCATTGATTGGGGTGGGGAGGACGCTTTGTACATGACGATGCATCAGCTGAAACAAGCTGCACGTTATGATGCTTGTAAGCTTACGCTGGGAGGGACCAAGTTCGTCGAGACCGCACACCACCAATTCTCCTTTGAGCGCACCCAAAAGGTGGGTTTTGGAGTTGGTGACGTCCTATTGGCCTCATCCGCTGCAGAGAAAAGAGGCGGAAGAGATTTTGTCATTTTAAGGGCGTCTGGTAGGGTCATGTCCGCATTGGGCGTGGCTAAGGCCAAAGTGGGTCCGGCGTTGGAGAGCAGTCCAGTCACAATCTTCACCCCGCCTGTAGGTGGGTGTGGCTGGCGCAAGTGTACGGGGACGTTGGAGCGGTACAAAGACCTCATGGTCAAATACCATATTTCCACGGACTACGGCACCAGTGGTTCACCACTCATTAGTGGATCCACTGTAGTGGGCGTGCACGTTGGTAACAGCGGCTCGCCTACACTCCACTGGAACAAGGGCGCGCTTCTGCCAATAGCCATGTCGAAAGAGTCGGCAGGCGAAATGCGCAGGAGACAGGCCCTAGAGTGGGAGGAGGCTGACTTCTACGCTGAAGAGGGTTTTGAGTCTGAGGACGATGACCCCGTGTTCTACATTCCAGGCGAGGAGGGGTATCAGGTGAGACGCCACCCCACCCGCAAGGGTAGGATCAGCAGTAAAGCTCGCATCTCCAGGGCGGAGCCCGTGAATGCATGGGCAGACTGGGATGACGACACCGGGGGCCATTTAGACCTCATGCGTGGCATGGGGTTCACTATTCCTGACAAGGAGAGGTTGAGCTCTTCCGGTGTTGAGCCTTTAAACTCCCACTGGGCTGCAAAGTCCTGCAGTCCGCAATCTTTGGGCGACTCAGGCAGTACGAGAAAGCAGGGTATGGAGACTGGGTTGAAGGTCGCTATGACGGCGGGTCCGGTCCGTATGGATTCCAACCATTTGGAAGACTTAACGGCCCAGTTCGCCCAGATCCGAGACCAGCTACAATCCCTGACGCAATGGCAGCAGCAGCTGACCGCGATCCTCGCCTCAAAGGGTGGGTCCAACCAGACCGCAGCGCCAAAGCCGAGTACGCATCTTTCCGGTACCAAGCCGAACGGCGTAGACCAGAAGGCGAAGTCAAACCAGTCCACAGTGTCTGGGAGGAGCGAGGAACCCCCGCAAGGGAGGAGCTCATCGCCCCGGAAAGGTGGCCAGCGGCCCAGTACAAGTGGCTCCAGCCCAGGCAAGAGTACCAATTGTATGGCCCAAGTGACTTCACCAGGGAGTTCTGCCCAGTCGAAATCTGGGAAGAAATCCTCTTCCACATAAGCAAGCTCAAGAGAGATGCCAGCCCCGGTGTTCCGTGGATTGGTATTCCTGGCGTTAAGACGAACCAGGACTTGCTACAGCTAGTGGGGGAGGAGATGCTAGGCGCTGCCGTTTGGGAGCGTTTAGTTCTCTTGGATAAGAGTGAAATAGGCGAGTGGTTTGCTAATGGCAACATGACGCATAACCACATGCAAGTAGCTCTAGGTGAAGATCCGCTGGATCCTGAGTCAATTCCGGCTGCTTGGAAGCTGGTCGATGAGGGCCTGACTGGACCTATCAGGCTTTTCATTAAGAATGAACCTCACAGCGCAGCAAAAGCAGCTCAGCAGCGCTGGAGGCTTATTAGCAGTGTGGAGGTGGTTGACCAATTGGTTGAGCGCTTTCTGCACTGGGAGCAGAATGAAAGGGAGATCTTGCAGTGGGAGTCATTGCCAGTCAAGGCTGGCATGGGTCTCGATGATCAGAGCCTAAGGGTGCTCGTCGATAATGTAGGCGAGTTTAAACACCCGAAGTGCACAGACGCCTCTGGCTGGGACTGGTGCGTCCAGTATTCGAGCTACCGCTTATTTGTGGAGCATCGTCTAACACTCGCCAAGCGATCCCTATGTGCACGTGGCCTCCTAGGCGGACTGGCTGTCACAGGGTTTCTTGCACGAACGATGCGGTCGCGTGCAGCTTGCCTTATGATGTCAGCCTTTGTCCTGAGTGATGGGCATGTATTTGTCCAAGTCGACCCAGGCATACAAAAGTCCGGCTCATTCTGCACGGCCAGTTCCAACTCTTACATGAGATGGTTTCTGGCTAGGTTGGTCGGAGCGAGTCACGCCATATGCATGGGAGACGACGCTATAGAGGAGGGTTCCGGGCTGTGGGATCCTTCTTTGTACACGGAGATGGGGTACCGGATTGAGCTGTCCGAGCATGAAGGTATTGACTTCTGCAGCCACCACATAGGTGAGTGTGTTGCAAGTTGTTGGCCCATCAATGACAGCAAGTTGGTCATGAGGTGTCTGATGAAGAAACCCGTGAATGAGCAGAAAGCCAGAGAGCTTTATGCATCATTGCAGAGTGATCTACGCCATCATGCTGAGCGTCGGTATTGGTGTGACATAGTGGCCGCCGGGTGGGGGCTGGCCACAAACAATTAGCGAGGGCGTCGTAACCCCTCACATACTTACTACGCCTGTTGATAAGAAGGCAACAGCAGGATGCCAAAGAAAGGTGGTAAGAAAGTTAATGTTCGGCGCAAGGCTAAGTCCAACAACCGCGTCATTGTTGCTGTTGCGAGAAAGCCTGCAACTGGCAGGCCTAAGCATAACGGAGCAATGCTGGATCGCGGTGGGCTCGCTTATGCGTCATTGTTGCGCGACCCGTGCAACAGCGCCCTTACAGGGTTCTTTGGAGGTTCCGCAGGGTACATCCAGAGATTTACCTCAACCTACACTATTGGAGCCACCGCAGGTTCCACTGCCGGTATTCACGCGGTGATACCCGGTAATGGTTATCTTGCTGGCGGCGTGGATCTTACAAATGAGACCACAGCCGCAGGTGTCTTCAACATGTCTGCCACAAACATGCCTGGTGCAACGTTCCTGAACGCCACAGCCAAGGAGTGTAGGGTTTTAGCTTGCTGTGTGAAACTATTTAGTAACGCCAGCGAGCAGCAGCGGAGCGGCTTTGTGTTTTACGGCAATGTTGGTGTTAGTGAGATTCCTGCCGCTGGCAGCACATCTTCCTATACACCCGCCCAAGTGGAGACACTTGTGCCAGTTTCCGTCAGGACACCCACTGATTTTGTGGAAATTAAGTGGATGCCTGGTGAGAACGATGGGAATTATATCAACACTCCCGTCGGCTCCGGAATGGGCTTTCCCGGGGACAGCCAAGGTTTAATCATTGGTTGGTCCGGGCAGCCCGCGGCAGTTGGCTTTAAGGTGGTGGTCACAACAGTAGTGGAGTGGCTGCCTAACATTACCAACGGGTTTACGGTGGATGCAATGCGCCCACCTACTAGTATGAATACTTTGCAGCAAATCAAAGCAGCATTGTACAATTCTAGTCCCAGTTGGTGGCACAAAGCTGGTCAAATTACCTACCGCACGTTAAGTTCAGCG